GGGCTAGGTCAAATGATGCTGGGCTGACACCCAACAACTTGGTGGCGCAGACTACGGTCGCAAACGTGACCATAAACTAGGAGTGAAAAATGGAACGTAAGGATGTCAAAAAGATCGCGTCTCAGGAGGTCAAAGCCCACGAGAAGCGTATGCACAAAGGCATGAAAAAGGGTGGCGTAACTACGTCCGATCTGAAAAAATACGGTCGGAACATGGCCCGCATCAAGAACCAAGGCTAAGGAGCTGTCATGGCAAAGTATTCTATGAAGAAAGGCGGCAAGGAAGTTGGACCTGCCTCTGTATACGCAGCTCCACATACCATGACTGGCAAGCCAGTAGTTGCCAAGCTTAAGAAAATGGAAGATCCGAACAACATCGCTGTGGACAAGCTTGGGCCAAGAACGGCTGTGCAGCGCGTGTCTGCCGGCGATCCTGGCCGTGAGGACACGAAGACTACCGGTATCAAGATTCGTGGCACTGGCGCAGCTACCAAGGGTGTTATGGCTAGGGGGCCGATGGCATGACGTACACGGAGCTGGTTGCGGCTATCCAGTCGTACACGGAAAACTACGAACAGGAGTTTGTCTCCTACATTCCGACGTTCATCCGTCAGACGGAAACTCGCGTCTATAACACCGTCCAGCTCCCGTCCCTGCGTGCCAATAAGACTGGAGTCCTGTCTTCTGGCAATAAGTATCTATCTGCGCCAGGAGATTTCTTGGCGGTGTATTCTCTTGCAGTGATACAGAACTATGGAACCTCGAATGAGGTGTTCCATTACCTGCTGAACAAGGATGTTAACTACATCAGGGAAGCATATCCAACCCCTGCGGATACAGGGTTGCCTCTGTACTACGCTATTTTCGGGCCATCCGTTTCCGGGAATACGGTAACAGACGAGCTAACTTTTATCTTAGGCCCGACCCCTGATGCCGCATACTATGCGGAGTTGCACTACTACTATTACCCAGAGTCCATAACTACTGCCGCAGATGGCCGCACATGGCTCGGTGATAACTACGACCCAGTGCTTTTGTATGGCGCTCTGCGTGAGGCATACCTGTACATGAAGGGTGAGCAGGATTTGATCGCCAACGTTGAAGCAAAGTACAACGAAGCTATGGGTCAACTGAAGCGTCTGGGAGATGGTATGGAGCGTCAGGACGCATACCGTAGCGGCCAAGTTAGGGTGAAAGTCACATGACGATTTACCAAGGTTTGACTACTAGCTTCAAGGTGGACATCTTGAATGGCCGCCAGAACATTGCGTCGGATTCGTTGAAGATGGCTTTGTACAACGGGTATGCTGATCTAAACGAGGGTACGGCGGCATACACCACGACCAATGAAATATCTGGCACTGGTTATTCCGCAGGTGGAAACACGCTGGCGAACGTGACCATCAACTCAACAAGTAACGGTATTGTCTATGTAAGTTTTGACAATGTTGTTTGGAATCCGGCACAGTTTACGGCGCGAGGTGCGTTGATTTACAACTCAACCAGAAGCAATGCGTCTATAGCGACGCTAGATTTTGGTTCTGATAAAACTCAGTCTGGGAATAATACATTTACCGTGACGCTGCCGCCTGATACGCCATCAAGTGCGCTGATTCGAATTAACTAAGGAGTCATCATGGATTTTCAAAATCGTTCCAAGTCCAGCGATAACGTCGGCGGAAACGTTGAGCGTGCTGGTAATAATACCGATGGCTTGACTGCCGGCGGTGTCTTTACTGTCGAGTGCTTCGACCAAGAGGGCAACGCAAAGTGGGTAGACATCATGCCAAACTTGGTTGTCAACACTGGTCTTCAGGACATGAACACTAGGTACTTCACTGGCAGCGGTTACACGGCGGCTTGGTTTATTGGTCTAGTAAATGATGTGGCTGCAAACGTGACATATTCTGGCGGTGATACTTTGGCTGTACATCCAGGTTGGACTGAAAACACTGGCTATACCGGGAATCGAAAGGCAGCCACTTTTGGCTCGGCCACGTTGGCGGACCCGTCAAATATTAACAACAGCTCATCTACAGCAACATTTACGATGAACGCAAACGCAACTATTTGCGGAGCTTTCTTAGCAAATGTTGCTACTGGGACTTCCGGTCTTTTGTTTTCCGTTGCCAATTTTCAGTCCCCAGGAAACAGAACTGTTGTTAGCGGTGACGTTCTGAGCATTACCTACTCCTTCAACCTTGACGCCGCCTAAAGGGGAAATTCATGACAGCTTTCAAAAAAGGTGATGTTGTAAAGGTGAAGGTGGTTGTTCCTCAAGGGCCGGTTACAAAGTTGCGCATGGATGAGGATGGAACAATTTGGTATTTGGTTGAATGGCTAAACGGTGATGGGACTGTAGTTGAGCGCTGGTTCACAGAAGATCAAATTGAAACTGCGGGGTAAATTGTGGCAGATGGAGGCTGGAGTTCTGGCACTTGGGGGCAAGCAGGCTGGGGACTTTCTGTCTACGACCGGTCTACCTCGGACACTGCCGCAGCTTCTGACGCGCCAAGATCCTCGGTAGTATTGCAGGCATCAACAAGTGATAATGCATCTGCCGCAGAAACATTTAGTTATTTTGTAATTGTATCAAGAAGTGTTTCTGAATCATCTGTAGCACAAGACAGTTTTGTTGCTAATGTTACTTTTGGCTGTGTTGTTTCAGAGGTATCGTCTTTGGCAGATGTTGTATCTGCCGCAGGAACCGAAGAAGCTGATGTGCATGAGGACGCTGCGGCAATAAGTATAGTTTCTACCAATATCAGCGTCTTTAGTTCTGTAGAAGAGAGCGCTCAGGCTAGTGATGAAACTAGGGCTGGGCAGGTAGCAAATAGGTCGATTGCAGAGACAAGTTCTATTTCTGATGTTGACAGTGGATTAGTTACATTTGCAACGTCTGTTGTTGAAACATGTTCCGCAAGTGATATTGAGTCCGCGCTTGCTTCGTTCAACGGGCAAATAGATGAAACTGTATATGCTGAAGATCAGCAGTCTTGTTTAGCGAATTTTGCTACATCTGTTGTTGAAGAAGTTGCTTCTCAAGATTCACCAAGTGCTCTTGCTACATTTTTCTCATCTGTTGTTGAAAATGCTAATGCTTCAGATGCGGCATTCAGGAGATTCTTGTGGGAACTTATTGACGATGAGGAAGTGGCAAACTGGACAAACATATCTGCAAACTCTAATGTTTCTTGGAGTTTGATAAACGCAGACCAAGAAGCAACATGGCAAAGTATTAACACGAATGTGTAAGGACATATCATGGCAAGCACATATTCCCAGCTAAAGATTGAGCTTATTGGTACTGGAGACCAGGCTGGCACTTGGGGTAACACAACAAACGTTAACCTTGGGACTGCGATTGAAGAGGCGATTACTGGGTCGGCAAACGTAACATTTGCCAGCTCAAATGCTGCTATCGCTCTCACAGACTCAAACCTTACGCAAACAGCGCGAAACCTGCGACTCAATCTTGTGGGGACAATTACAAACATTCAGACTCTGTTTGTTCCTGCGATAGAAAAGCAGTACATCATAAGCAACACCTTATCGAACTCAGTAAGAATTTCGAACGGGTCAAATGCTTCGCCATCTGGAACGGCATTTACCATCCCGGCTGGCAGAACTTCCATCGTTTTTAACGACGGAACAAACATCAATGATGTTGTTACTTATGTTTCATCTCTTGCGAACCTAAGTATCAGCGGCGCAAGTATCAACAACAGCACGTCAAATGCCTCTACGTTTAGCAACGTAAGCATCATCAGCGGCACCATCAATAACATAACATCTAACGCTTCTACATTTACTAATGCAACAATTACAACGGCAACGGTAAACGGCGGGACGTCAAATGGAGTTTCTTCTAGCAACGTAATCATCAACAGTGGAACTGTTGGCAACGTTACGGTTAATGCGTATACAGAAGGCATTACTACTGGTTATGTGAATACTGGCAGTGCTTACACTATCAATATTGCAAACAGCACAATCATTACTGCCAATCTTTCTGCTACTTGTACGTTTACGATGCCTTCTAATACGGCAGGCAAGTCATTTATTTTGTTCCTAAAGACAGGGGCGGGAACCAACACAGCAACGTTTACAGGTGTGAAATGGGTTGGTAATACTGCTCCCACTATTACCACCACAGCAAACCGCATGGACATTCTGACGTTTACCGCAGATGGCACAAACTGGTACGGCAACTATGCCCAGAACTACAATCCAAACTGAGGTTAAGTAATGTTTGCTTACACCAAGATAATGCAAGCGCTTTCCGGTGTTTCGGTTGGCAGCCTATCTATTACGCAAATTTTTACATCATCAAGCACTTGGATTTGCCCATCTGGAGTTACAACTGTCGATTATCTTGTCGTTGGGGGCGGCGGGTCTGGCGGTAGTAATTCTTCTGCTCCAGCAAACATAATCGCTGGAGCTGGTGGTGCTGGCGGGTTTCGAATTGGAACAAATTTTTCTGTTACTCCAGGACAAAGTTATCTAATTACTGTTGGTGCTGGTGGTGCCGGTGGATTAGCAACACCCGGGAATAATGGTGCCAATTCTTCTTTTTCTACAATAACTTCAACTGGCGGTGGAGGTGGAGCTGGAGGAACTGGGCCAGGAACTCCGGCGCGAGTTGGTGGTTCTGGTGGTGGAGGCAGCGTAGGATTTTCATCTGGGTTTTTACCAGGAGCAAATGGAAATACGCCAGCACAAACTTCAGACGGTGGGTATGATGCTCCAGCTTCGCCGGCACAAGGAAGCAATGGTGGAAATGCTGCGCCAGGAGTGTCGCCTGGCGCAGGCAGGGCTAGTGGTGGCGGCGGCGGATCTGGTTTTAAAGGGCTAGATGGTTCTCCCGGCCAATCAGGAAATGGAGGAAACGGAACCACTACTACAATTTCTGGCGTTTCAGTTTCCTATTCTGGAGGAGGTGGTGGTGGTGGTGGGCCTGGCGCAATTCTTGGAATAAAAGGATTGGGCGGTGGAGGTAACGGCGGAAGACCAACAACTGGCAATGCGGCAGAAAATGGGGTTGCCAATTCTGGCGGCGGCGGTGGTGGTGCAGGTGGGCCTATTTCTACCAATTCTGGAAGTGGTGGAAGTGGAATAGTAATTCTTAAATACACCATTCAAAACCCAACTTTTGTTGAATTTTTCGCATCAACAGATTTTGTTATACCGACTGGCGTGACCGCGATAGATTATTTGATAATTGGTGGCGGAGGTGGTGGCGGAGCTGGCATAAGAGGTGTTGGTGGTGGTGGCGGTGGTGGATTTTTAGTTGGAACGTCATATCCAGTAACGGCTGGTAGCAATTATGTGATTACCGTGGGTGGCGGAGGAGCGGCGGCCACAAGAGGTGGAAATTCTTCGTTCGGCCCAGCATTAAATTCTGTTGGCGGTGGATTTGGATCGCCTGGATCAGTTGTGGCTGGCAACGGTGGTTCTGGCGGTGGTGGTTCTGGCGGTGGTCCGGCAGCAATTACTGGCGGAAACGGAACTGTAAATCAAGGAAATAATGGCGGTGCCGGGTTTTCAGTTGCTGCTCCTGCTCAAGCCAATTCTGGTGGCGGCGGTGGCGGTGGGGCAGGACAAATTGGTTTTTCTGCACCTGGGGCAACATCCGTAGCAGGAAATGGCGGCGCAGGCTCTGCCTCATCTATTACGGGAATTTCTATAACCTACGCAGCGGGCGGAGGAGGTTCAACTAATTCTGTTGGAACTAATGGAGTTGGCGGATCAAGTCCTATTGGGGGTAATGGAGGAAGACCAGCTGGAGAAAACGGCAGCGGAGGAAGAGGAGGAGGCGGTGGTGGCGGGGCAGCACCTGCCGGTGCAATTGGCGGATCAGGCGGATCTGGGATAGTGATTATTAAATTTCGTTGAGGAGGGTAAATGGAGAACAAAATTTATAGATTATATGGAATTGATACAGCCATGCACTTGCTGCGCCCTGAAGCTAGATGGGAAATCAATAACAACAAAATTACGTTATGGGATGATCCTAGGCCATGCCCAACATGGGAAGAAATTGAGTACACCATGGAAAAAATATTGGAATTCGAAAATTGCATACCAACAATTTGGACTGACGATCAAATAAAAAAAATGCAAAAAGATAAAGAAAGAATTGAAAAGGCCATTTCATGAATGTGCATAATCTTTTTCCAACGCCTGTTGCTTTTTTTAATTTCGGAAGAAATCTTACTGAAAAAGAATTTTTATTTATAAAAAATCTTGAAAGAAAAAACAATCATGGGAATTTTACAAGCGTAATATCTGATATTTTTGACAATGAAGAAATGCAGGATATTTTTGCATTTGTAAAAGAAAAATTAAAATTTTATTTTCAGGACATTTATAGCCCAGCTAACGAAGTTGATGCGTACGTTACACAATCATGGGCAAATTACACACAGAATGGTCAGCATCATCATAAACATCGGCATCCAAATAGTTTTATCTCTGGTGTTTTTTATGTAAGCGCCAACAAGGAAAAAGACAGAATAAAATTTTTTACGCACCGCGACCCGCAAATAGAAATTCCAACCAACAACTACAATCAGTACAACTCTGAATCTTGGTGGTTGAGTGTTAGTTCTGGAGAACTTGTTTTGTTTCCATCCACCCTTTGGCACATGGTAGACACGGTAGATTCAGATGAAGAAAGAATTAGTATTGCTTTTAATACGTTTTTGAAAGGGTATATTGGCGACAAAGAATCTATGACAGGACTTTGTTTATGAAAATCAGTGATAGTGTAAAGTCTTATGTTTCTATATACAAAAATTTTATACCTAAAGACTTGTTAAAAAATACTTTGATTTGTTTGGATGATGCAAATTGGGATATACATACTTATTATGATCCATCAACTGGAAACACGAGATCAAATTCTTATGACCTATCTGTAAGTTCGTCAAATGTGTATGGCAAGCAGCAAATACAAGACAGTTTTTGGCACGCTATTAATAAATATATTTCAGAGGATCACAAAGAACTTAATTTATGGTTCAGCTCGTGGAATGGTTATTCAGAATTACGGTTTAACAAATATGTTGCAGGAACATCGATGGATATTCATTGCGATCATATACAAAGTATGTTTGACGGGAAAAGAAAAGGAATACCAATCCTTACTATTCTTGGCGCTTTAAATGATGAATATGAGGGCGGAGAGTTTGTAATGTGGGGCGATGAAGTAATAGATTTTCCGGCAGGGGCTGTTATGGTTTTTCCAAGTAATTTTTTGTACCCGCATCAAGTGAAGTCGGTTATTTCTGGCGTTAGATACAGTTGTGTATCTTGGGTTTGGTAACAGGAGAAAGTGATGGCGCATTTTGCACAACTTGATGAAAACAATGTTGTTGTTAATGTGGTTGTTATAAGCAACAGAGATACCTCTGACGCGAGCGGCGAGGAAAGGGAATACATAGGCGCATCATATTGCGAAAAACTGTTTGGCGGGCGTTGGGTTCAAACCAGTTATAACAAAACATTTCGCAAGAATTACGCTGGTGTTGGTTATACATACGACGAGCAGCTTGATGCTTTTATTCCGCCAAAACCTTTTCCAAGCTGGGTATTAAACCAAGATACTTTTTCTTGGGATCCGCCTATACCTTACTTGCCGCCTGATGAAAATGTGCAACATAGATGGGATGAGCCTACTTTGTCTTGGGTTGTGGTTTCTCAAGAGTAAATAGCTTTTGACACGATGTGGATCCCCTGACTATTGCTGCGTGTTTCAAGGCCGCAACTACAGCGATCGACCTCGCCAAGCAAGGGATAAAGTTTTACAAGGATGTAAAGGGAACGGCCGGCGAGGTCGGCGGAATACTGAAGGATTTGAGGGATCAATATCACAGGCTTGTTGATCCGACCCCAGAGCAGACGAAGCAGTTCAACGAAGAAGTAAAGCGGGTGCAGGAGGTAGGGAAGACCCACCCGCAGGATGCACTGAACAACATCTGGGATCAGTTAGGTGTGTTCATAGATGAGTATGACAAGCTGGCCAAGGCTTTTATAGAAGAAGAAGCTAATGCCAGGAAGCTGTACAAGGGGGACGAATCACTAGCCCGACGGGCGCTGCGCAGGATACAGATTAGGACGCAGTTAGATTCTATGCTCTCAGAGGTACGCGAGATGATGGTGTACCAGACGCCGCCAGAGTTATCTAACGTGTACACACGGTGGGAGAAAGCTTGGCAGGAGATAGTGCAAGAGCAAAATGCTGCTCTGGCTGACGAACTGAGGAAGAATCAGATTGCATCATGGCGACGCAGAAGGGCGGTAAACCAGATAAAAAATCTGGCAACTTGGATTGGGGCAATCCTCTTCGTGGGAGTATGGATGTGGGCCGTCCTAATACTGATAAGGATGAGTCACACGTATCGGTCATTATCATCATATGTCTGGCAATAATGGCTTTGACCTTTGTAGTAGCAATACCGTTGATTGGGATAGCGCTGATGGATGCGCACAATGCGACGACGGTAGCGGTGGAAGAAATAAAGAAAATGCGTGAGCTACGGCTCAAGATGATGTTGATGATGCAGGGGGACTGAGATGTTACCTATTGTAGCTGGTATTGTTTCCAACCTGATCCAGAACGGGATGCACAAGGTTGCAGACCAAGTGATCGAGAAAGGTGTGGATGCGGTTCAGGAAAAGCTTGGGATGGAGCTGAAGCCTGAAGGAGAAGCCACCCCTGAGTACAACGCCAAGCTGCAAGAAGAGGCTAACCGCCACGCCGAGTTTATGGCGGAGCTGGACGAGAAGTCTACCCAGCGGGCAACAGACATGCAGATGGAAGCCATGAAATCCACAGACCCCATCATCCGCCGGCATGTATATCTTTACGGCTGGTTCATCACGATTGTCTCGTTCCTGTACTTCTTCATGGTGTCGTTCATGCCTATCGAGAACAAGAACAGGGACTTCATCAACATCATCCTTGGTTTCCTGATTGGTACGGCTATCAACAGCCTGATACGTTTCTGGTACGGATCTTCCAACAAGTCCCAGGAAGACACTGACAAGAAGATGAAGGAGATTGCAAAGTGAACCCGACTAGCCCGTTGCTGGTTGCGGCCAAGATCAAGGATCCCGACAAGTGGTTGCAGCCCCTGATTGAGACCTGTGTTGAGTTTGAGATCAACAATGAGCGGCGGGTGGCCGCTTTTCTAGCCCAGACTTCCCACGAGTCTGGCGGCTACACCATGCTGACGGAGAACCTGAACTACCGGGCTGCCACGCTGGCGGCCTGCTGGCCTAACAGGTTTGCTGAGATGGGTCCCAACAAGAAGCCCAAGCGCGATGCCAAAGGTGCGCTGATACCTACCAAGGTGGCGCACTCCATCGCTGGGAAGCCAGAGCTGATAGCTAACTTGGTCTATAGCTCACGAATGGGTAATGGCCCACCTCAATCGGGCGAGGGTTGGAAGTACCGGGGAAGGGGTGCCAAACAGTTAACTGGCAAGGATAATTACAAGCGGTGCGGAGAAGCGCTGGGCGTGGACCTAGTGGCCAATCCTGACTTGCTGTTGGAGCCTATATATGCCGCCCGTTCTGCCGGCTGGTTTTGGAAGACTAACAACCTATCGCCACTGGCGGATGCTTCTGATATAAAGAGCATGACCAAGAAGATTAACGGGGGCTTTATAGGGCTTGAAGCTCGCCAAGCTTTGTACGACAAAATCATGGCTGCAATTGGTAACTGAAATAGGTGAACAAAAGTGCCGTTACAGAAACTGCAACTACGCCCTGGAGTAAACCGTGAGGGCACTTCACTTGCCAACGAGGGAGGTTGGTTTGAGTGCGACAAGGTTAGGTTCCGGTCTGGGTATCCGCAGAAGCTAGGCGGCTGGCAGCCTATTTCCAACAGCACCTATGAAGGTTTCGCAAGGTCATTGTGGAATTGGGTAACGCTACGTGGTTACAACATCATGGGCGTTGGAACCAACGTCAAATATTACATAGAAAGCGGTGGTTCATATAACAATGTCACGCCTATCCGCGCAACGGAAACTTTAACAGATCCTTTTACCACAACCATAGGATCTCCTGTTGTTACGGTATCTGCTCCAGGTCATGGCGCAATTCAAGGCGACTATGTAACTTTTTCTGGCGCTACTGCGGTAGGTGGATTAACGCTGAACGGCGAATACACGATTACTTATATATCGTCGAGCGCTTATTCAATCACTGCAAGTTCAAATGCTACGTCTAGCGCGACCGGCGGTGGAACGGTAACAGCGACTTATCAGATAAATGTTGGTCAAGCAATTTTCAGCTACACGACTGGATGGAGCGCTGGTTTGTGGGGCGGAGTTATTGACAACGCTGGTCAGACAACTCTTTCAAGCGCACTTGACGCAAGCAATTCAACAATCGCTGTTGTTTCTACCACTGGCTTTACCAGTGGCAACGGAACAATTTTGATTGACCAAGAGCTGTCTACATACACTGGCAATACTTCTGTAACTTTTACCGGCGCTTCGCGAGGATCCAACGGAACAATTGCGACTACGCATTCCAACGGAAGCATAGTTTATAACGCAACGTCATTTACCGGATGGGGGCAATCTGTTGCCTCGGTACCGCAACAATTGCGCTTGTGGTCTGAAACAAACTTTGGTGATTATTTAATTATCAACCCTAGAGGCGGTAGTTTGTATATGTGGGTACCTGCGTACTCACCATCTGGAAGCTTGCTGTTTTCCACTCCCGCAACACTGCTCTCCAACTCTAGCTCTGGCATTTATCAGACAGACACAAGTTGCCCGTCTGTCTGTAACTTTGTGATGGTTTCTGACTCAAGCCGATTTGTCATAGCATTTGGCTGTAACGATGTTGGTGAAACAACGATTGACCCAATGTTGGTTCGCTGGTCTGATCAAGAAAACTATCAAACATGGGTGTTGAACGACATAACCAAACAGTCTGGAAGTTTCCGCCTGTCTTCTGGATCTATGATTGTCACGGCTCAACAGACTCGTCAGGAGATACTAGTATTTACAGATGCGGCGGTGTTCTCAATGCAATATGTTGGAGCCCCGTATGTATGGAGCTTTAATATTCTTTCGGACAACATCTCAATAGTTGGCCCGAATGCTGTTGCTACCGCAAACAATATTACGTACTGGATGGGTGTAGACAAGTTTTACGCCTACACCGGGCGTGTGGAAACATTACCATGTAGCCTTCGTCAATTTGTTTACAGCGACATCAACCTTGATCAGGCGTATCAGTTCTTTGCTGGAACAAATGAGGGATACAGCGAGATTTGGTGGTTCTACTGCTCGGCCAACTCGACTGTCATTGACCGATATGTTGTGTACAACTATCTGGATCAGGTCTGGTATTACGGCACGCTTGGCCGCACGGCATGGCTAGATAGTCCTCTTCGTAATTATCCGATGGGCGCAACTTACAGCCGCACGGTTGTGTACCACGAGAACGGTAATGATGACATTGAGGTAAATGGCCAAGTCAACCCGATAAGCGCATACATCCAATCATCTGACTTTGATATTGGAGATGGTCACAACTTTGGGTTTGTCTGGCGGATGATTCCTGATATCACGTTCGACGGATCAAGCACGCCGTCCCCGAACAAGCCAGAGGTAACGTTTACGGTTAGACCCCGGCAGAACCCTGGCGCTCCCTACGGCACCGCAGATGCACCGACGGTGGCATCTACCCAGTCTTATAACGGGGCTAAGTACTACACGGTTCAGCAGTTCACCCAGATTGTGTACACAAGGCTACGTGGCCGCCAGATGGCGTTCAAGGTCAGCTCTGACCAGCTTGGTTGTGCGTGGCAGTTAGGTGCGCCGCGAATTGATGTTCGTGCGGACGGAAGACGGTAATGGCTAACGTTACCGTTACTAACAAGATACAGACTCCGGCGGTTCCTTTTTTGCCGCTGGGTCCGGTAAATTACAACCGACAGTATCAAGATCAGCTGAACAGGGTTTTGCGCCTGTACTTTCAGCAGCTCAACGGCGCCGTATCAACGTTCTTGGCCAACTCCGGCGGCAGGTTTGTTAGCATTCCTTGCGGTTCATTTTTTTCGAATGTGACCCAGAATGCTTCTGCAAATGTGGCAACAGTAATAACGCTAAACAATACTGATAGCAACGGAACCATTTCAACAGCCCTATCCAATGGTAGCGTTCAGGTGTCATATCCAGGCATTTACAACTATCAGTTCAGCGCCCAACTCGTAAACACAGATACTAAGGACTGGAACGTAGACATTTGGTTGCGCGTAGATGGAACAGATGTTTACGAATCAGCAACAACCATCACTGTCCCAAGTAAGCATGGCCAAGGCAATGGCGCGGCGGTGGCGGCTTGGAACTTTTTTGCCGTTGCAACTGCCAATAGTGTTATTGATTTGGTATGGGCTACGCCAAGCGCGACTGTATATCTTGACCATCAGGTTTCTCAGTCCAGCCCGTACGTTCGGCCATCGATTCCCTCTTTAATCAGCACAGTAACCTTTGTTTCGAGGTTGCCTGCGTGATACGATTGACAAAATTTCTCAAAGGTGCGTTATGAGTCTGCACACCCTAGCCCAACATCTTCAGAGCGCCGGCAGAGGCGATGACAAAGTACTTGTCCATATGACTCCAGGCGAGGTCGGCGGCTTGCAGTCTCTGGCCATGGCGCATGGTGGAAGTCTTACCATCAACCCTGAGACTGGCCTGCCGGAAGCGGGCTTTCTGTCGTCCATCCTCCCGATGGTGGCCGGTGCTGCGCTGACTGTTGCCAGCGGCGGCGCAATCAATCCGCTTACTGCTGGGCTTATCACTGGTGCTGCTGGCACTGTCGCCACTGGTAGCTTGAGCAAGGGCCTGATGATGGGGCTGGGCGCTTATGGCGGCGCTGGTTTGGCTGGCGGTTTGGGTGGTGCTGCTGCCGCTGGATCTGCTGCTGCAAGTGCGGCTCCAACTGCTACTGCTGCTGCGGCTCCCATTCAAGGATACACAGGATCGTTGTTACCAGCAGGAGCACCGGCTACGGTAGGCGCTGCTTCAACTGTTCCAGTAGGTTTGCAGGCAGCTACTTCTGGCACTGGCATTGCCGCACAACCTGTTGTGTCGCAGCCCGCAGGATTGGCCGGTGTTCAAGGTGGAACAACTGCTCTGTCTCCGCCGGTCGTATCTACAGCTCCTGCCACGCCCGCATCTGCGCCAAGCGTAGAGGCCGCAACGTCAATGTCCGACAGATTCAAAACCATGGGCGGAAACATCGGCAAGCTTTTTGGTTCATCGGAAGAGGACAAAGCCTATCGTGATGCATTCTTAAAAGAGAACAAGATGCCGCTGATTGCTGGCGGTTTATCTGCGCTGTCACTGTCCCGCGAAGAGCCAAAAATGCAGCAAGAGCGTGGCGGATACACACTGTTTAATCCTACTTACAACCGCATCGCCCAGTCTGGCGGCCAGTATCAAGCAGGCGCATATCCCAGCGCGACGGGCGAGCGCAGGTATTTTGCTGATGGCGGCTTGGCAGATCTTCCGGTTGAACAGATGTCCCAACAGGCATCCACCGGCCAAAACACTAACTACCCGATGGCCAACATCCGTCCGTACGGCTATGCGGTTCCTCGCAACACTCCAATTTCTGAGAACGTGTTCAAGCCGATGGACTACCAGAATGTGGACCCGTACACAGGCGAACAGAAACTTGCTGGTGGCGGTTTAGCATCTCTGGTAAGTATGGCTACTGGTGGGTTTGTTTCTCAACTGAAGGCAGTAAACAAGCCTGCAGAGCCAAAGCCACAGCTCAAGAGCACGGCTGCACTGGAAAAGCAAATTGCAAACCTTGAGAAATACAGCAATGTTGATGAGATATACGGTCAGCGCGACAGTATCAAGGCGCAGATCAACGATCTGAAGGCAAGCAAAGCCAGCAAAGATGCAGAGGCAAAACAGGCCAAGATTGACCTTGATAAATTTATCGCTGAAACAAACAAAGAAAAAGCTGGTCAGCTAAAGAGCATCAACAGCGATTACTCTGCAACTATCAAGAGATTCCAAGATGATAAAAGTTTGACTCCGCAAGAGCGTAGTCGAATGATTGCCGACGTTCAGAAAGAGCAGAAGGACGCGCAAGCCAGAATCAATAATGATTATGGTGGGATGATCAAAAACAGGCAGAGTGAGTATTCTGCCTTTACCAAAGATCTTGGTGGGTTCAATACGGATTACACCAAGCAGCTCAACGCTCTCAATACTGATCTTGGGAAAACCAACAACGTTGCCAACTTTGCCAAGCAATATCAGACCGCCGTTGCTAACCGTGACAAGCTGATTGCAGAGAACGAAAAGATTACTGGCACTGCACAACAGAAGTTTGAAGCAGACATGGCCAAGTACAACGAGTACCAAGACAAGCTCTCGGCAGAAAAACAAGCATGGCAGGAAGAGACTGGTCGCAAGGCTACTGGCATCCAAGCTATTCGTCCGCAAACCACTACGACTACTCTTGGTAGAGCAGATCCTGCAAAGCTAGCAGAGTTGCAGAGGAATCTTGAAAACACTCCGTACTGGGATACAAACGGTAAGGCGTATATACAAAAACAGATTGATGAACTAAAAGCTGGTTCTTCTTCTGGTTATACGCCCGCATACATCAAGGATCCAAAAACCGGTAGGCTCATCCCATCTTCTGAAGCTCCTCCTATTACAGAATTCAAGCCGTTCACAAAGGTGCCGGGTTACGACACGACTCGCCGCTTGATGGAAGAGAAGGACATTACGGCTGTGTTTGAGGACGTGGCTGGCCGTCGCCCGACAGCAGCAGAGATGCAGAAATTCTTGGGCACGCAGACAACTGACGCTGCGCTGGCCCAGTTTGCAATGAACCAGCCAGATGTAAAGGCAACCGTTCAGTACACGGATGATGATTTCCGTGAGAACTTCCAGTACTACAATGGCCGTGAGCCTACGTCTGGCGAGATGGCGGCCATGAAAAAGGCCAACATCAAGAACTTCAACCAGATGCGCAACTTCCTGCAACAGCAGCCTGCGTACCTGAAGAACTTGAACACTGTAGCCCAGCAGGCATTCCAGTCGCAGCAGAAGTCTGCCGAGGAAGCTATGGCCGAGCAAGCGCGTATGTCAGCTTCGCTTACCCCAGAGCAAGTAGCCACGGCATACCAAGACGTTCTTGGCCGCACGCCCACTATGGAAGAGCTGCGTCAGTACATGGGTGCACAGCAGACGCAAGAAGGATTGGCAGGCGTCCTAAAAGGTTCTGAAGAATATTTGCAGAAGTTGACCCAGCCTTTGGTTCCGGGATTATCTGGCGGTAAGTACGCTCCGGGAACAGTTCTTGAATACACGCCGCAGCAACAAGCGCCAACTGGATTGGGAGCGATTACCTCTGGGTTGCAGCCTACACCATCGGGCTTGCAGGCTCCGATGACGCGTGGCGCAGTATCAATAGAAGGGGCGCTGCCACTGAATCCCACGTTCCAAGAGCAGATGGGCCTGCAAACCTTGGCAACTCAAGCTGCCGAGCAAGCTCCAGCTCTCCAGACCGGATTAAAATTTGAGGCGCAGCAACCACAGAACATATTTGGTTTCCAGCCATATGCGGCAAATCAATTACCGCAAATTCAGCCATATCCTCCGGCAAATCAATCACCGCAAAGCATAGAGGCTGTTTTGGCCGCTCTGCGTGAGCAACAGTTGAGAGCTATGCCACAAGCAACCGGTATGGCAGAGGGTGGTTATGCTGGTGGCGGGTATCACTTGGGCGATTACTCAGACGGTGGACGTTTATTGAAAGGGCCTGGCGATGGAGTATCTGATTCAATCCCTGCTTCTATTGGGGGCAGGCAGCCTGCTCGTCTTGCTGATGGTGAATTTGTAATCCCGGCTCGGATTGTGTCAGAGCTTGGCAACGGCTCCACGGATGCTGGTGCCCGCAAGCTGTACGCAATGATGGAAAGAGTTCAGCGCGCCCGCCGCAAGTCGGTTGGAAGAGACAAGGTAGCGGTAGATAGTAAGGCAGAGAAGCTTCTGCCTGCATGAAGCTCGATATTGCGCTGATACCGTACGGTAGGATTGCTGGAACTATCCCGGCAATCTTGCCATACCTGATGGAGTCGGCAGAGCGCAGTCGTGGCAGGGCAACCGTAGACGATATCCTGCGGTTCTTGTTCAGCGGCGAGATGGCTTTATGGGTTGTGTTTGATGCAGAGACCAACGAGGCGCACGGTCACTTCATCACAGAGGTCAAGCAGTACCCGCAGTGCAAGATGCTGGTAATCCAGTACGCAGCTATGACGCCGAACTACATGGCTGAGATTGAGGATCTGATGCAGCAGTACGCCGAGGAGTATGCGCGGCAGGTGGGTTGCAGGGGCATAGAGTTTGTAGGAAGGCCGGGCTGGAAGAAGCACGCCGAACGTTACGGGTACAAAGCACAGAGCGTGATGTACCAAAGATTTTTTGAGTAGGGGCTACCATGAGCCGTATATCTTTTGGAATGATGGAAGCTGGGTTTATCCCCGGTGACTTGGGCGCTTTCAAGGCAGAGGGCGGGAAAATCAAGCTGTATGACAGTGGTGGCGGCAGTCAGCCTAGTGCGCAGACTGTCACGAACCTTTCATACCCTGAAGAGTTCAGGCCCATGGTTATGGAGACGGCCCAGCGTGCTATGGCAGAGGCATCGGCTCCATATACGGCATATAAAGGCCAAAGGATTGCTGGTTTTGACCCGTTCCAGCTCACCGCCCAGCAGGCAGTAGCAAACCTTGCTCCGTCACAACAGTTGGGCACTGCGTCTCAATTTGCTACTTCTGCCGGCTTGAAGGCTGGAGATGTGCAGTACTCGCCGCAACAGTTCGGCACGGCAAGCTTTACCACTCCGGGTCTAGCTGGTCTGTACATGTCGCCCTACGCCCAGAACGTAATTGATATTCAGCAGCGTGAGGCGCAGCGTCAGGCAGACATTTCCGGACAGCAACTGAAGTCTCAGGCGGTAATGCGTGGCGCTTATGGCGGATCACGTCAAGCGGTTCTTGAGGCCGAGGCGGCAAGGAATCTAGCGCAGCAGAAGGGCGATATCCAGAAGGCTGGCTTGCAGGCCGCGTACGAACAGGCTCAAAACCTCTACGGTACAGAGGCTGCAAGAGCACTACAGGCACAGCAAGCAGGCGAGCAGTCCCGTCAGTACGGCGCTGGCCTGACTATGCAAGGATTGCAGACACAGCTACAGGCGGCGCAAGGTCTGGGCGCTCTTGGGCAGGAGCAAATGCAACAACAGCAGTCAATTATCAACGCCCTACAAGCAGCAGGTCAGCAACGGCAGGCGCTCCAGCAGGCGCAGCTCACGCAGCAATACGAAGATTTCTTGCGCCAGAAACAGCATCCTTATCAGCAGCTTGCGTTCATGCAGGAAATGCTGAAAGGTGTGCCGCAGCAGACCACGCAGGCTATCTATCAGGCACCTCCGTCCACCACGGCACAGTTGGCCGGTATGGGTACGGCGCTGTACGGCGCGAGCAAGCTGTTTGCTGGCGGCGGTCTGGCAGATCTGGCAGTTGAACATCTCTCGAAAGGTTGATCATGAAGCGCGATGACTTCGGGATGCGGATAGATGAAGTCCGCGAGCTGGCTACAAAGTACAGCAAGCAGGATCTTGCTCGGATGGTGAAGATGGGCATGCTGGATCCGCAGCGCGCGCTGATGGCCGGCATGATGATCGATCGAATTGCCAAGTCAGCGATGCAGCCTCCGCAGACTACGGTGGCCGAGGATGTGCTGGCACCACAGCAACCTACAACCGCACAGGCAGGAATCATGGCGGCTCCGGGTGCTCCACAGCCTAGCCCGGGCGTAGCAGGGCTTCCGTCAGGGTTGCAGAACATGGCAGGCGGCGGCATCGTTGCGTTTGCAGACGGCGGCACGCCAGAGGATATGATCCGCGCCAACCGCGAGGCCAACGCTGCGCTGGCAGGGATGGGCAGAGATGATGGCCTTACTTTGCCCGGTGGCTTCAGGTTCCGTCAGTACGACATGCCCAAGCCTACGGACATCAAGTCTGAGATGGCGTTGCAGCGTGAGGCAGAGCGCGAGGCTGGTGTAGACACGGATCTGTACAAGCGTATGCGTGAGGAAGAGGCTGGCCGTCGTGATGAGCTAAAGGCTCGGCGCGAGGAAGCCAAAGGTGAAGCGCTATTGATGGCTGGTCTCGGTCTCATGGGTGCGCGCAGGGGTCAGGAGTTTGAGACTTTGGCTGGTGTTGGCCGTCAGGCGGTGCAGCAGTACAGCGGCGCTCTGCGTGAGATCCGTGATACCGAGAAGGACATCAAGAAGACAGAGCGTGAGTTGATGTTTGCAGAAGATCGCGCCAAGCGTGATGCCTCCGGCAAGGCTCTGGGTCGAGTTCAGGCCAAGCAGGACAAGCTGGATGAACTGCAAATGCGCCAGACTGACCAGTACAACAAGGCTGCTGAGAAGGCATCTGACTTGTTTATCACCAAGTACGGCATCGACGAGAACGCAAAGAGATCGTTGGAAGTTGCCAAGACTAGCGGCGAGTATCAACTGGCGGCAGCCCGTATTCATGCCATGTCAGCCAATCGGCCGGGTGAAACTGAGCGACTGCTTGGCAGATATCACGACATCTTGGCTAAACAAGGTCCGGAGGCTGCCGCTAAATTTATGGGAGAGCTTGAGGCCGTTCGTGGTGGTCCTAAGCCTCAGAACGTGATGTCATACGAAGAGGCGTTCAAGATCATCGCAAACGACCCCATGAATGCCGCCAAGTCGATAGAAGAAAAGAAACGACTGGCGTTGGATATGATGGCATCTGATCCAAGGGCTACGGTCAAGGCTCCAACATCGACGCCCAACCCATTCAAACTTAGCCCAGAAGCACAGAAAGCACTGCAACAGTACGGCGGACGATAAATGGCAACAGTACAAGAGCTTGAGCGAGCCTTTCTAAACGCACACAACGCGGGAGATGCACAGGCCGCCCAGGCTCTGGCTGATGCTCTCCGTCAGGCCATGGCCACCCAGCCTGCGCCACAGCCTGCTGCCGCCCCCAAAGAACGCACGATGCTGGGGGCTGCCAAGGACATTGCCAAGGACATTGGTGCTGGCGCGGTATCTGGCGTGGGTGCGCTTGCCCAGCTTCCCGGTCAACTGTACGGCCTAGCCACCGGCGACTTCTCTGACACTGGACTGACCAAGATCGGGCGTGAGCTGCGCGAGACCGGCGAGGGCATGAAGTCCGAAGCCTTGAAGCAGCGTGAGGCAGAGCGTGCGGCCAAGATCGCAGAAGCCAGCAAAGAAGGCCAAGTATCTGCTGGCGTCACGGCGTTCATGGAGACCATTAAGGATCCGGCGCTGCTGTCCAACTTCATCGCAGAGCAAGCTCCCAACCTTATTCCCGGTTTTGCCGTTGCCCGTGGCTTAAGTCTTGCTGGCGCGGGCGCGCGCACGGCCTTGGCAGGTGCTATCGGCACGGGTGCTACACAGCAGGGTGCAGATATTGGTGCGGAAACGTTCAAGGAGATGCACAAGAAGCTGGTAGACCAAGGCATGTCTCCAGAAGAAGCTACGGGCCGTGTGCTTGGCTACGCTCGTGCTGCTGGTTTAGGGGCTGCCGTTATATCTGTGGGGGCGCAAATACTGCCGGGCGGTCGCGCCATCGAAGAAGCTATGGCCAAAGTGCCAATCAAACCCGGCAAGTTTGGAAAGTTTGGAGTTGTTGCCAAGGGTGGCGCTGGCGAAACCGTCAGCGAGATGATCGAAGAGGGCGGCGGCAAAGTAGCACAGAATTATCAAATACAGAAGATAGACCCCACCCGTAGCCTGACAGAAGGGCTGGGCGAAACCATGGGTATGGCTGCTGTTGGCGGCCTTGGTCTTGGTACGGCCGCTGGGCTGTCCCGTCGGCAACAGGTAGAAACGTTACCACCTTCTGAGGAAGCGCCGATAAAACCAACGGTAACAGAGCCATCGCCATTGGAAGGCGCAGCTCAACCAACTTCGCCTGTTGAGCCAGCCCTGCCGACAGAGCCGGGTGTGCAGCAGCCTCGGTCGCCAGCAGGCTTTGCGCCGCCATCAGATGATGCGGTCAACGCTATGCAAAACTACTGGCAGGGTAAGCCAGAAGACTTTGGTATGTCATTCGCTGATATCCAAAACCGTGACCGCTCGCGTCCCGCGTCGATTCAGCAGATGAACAACATCGCGCAGCAGCCGGATTACAACCGCCTGTCTGTGTCCAGAGACTTTGGCGCTGGCGCGCCTGTGGTGATTAGCGACATACAGATTGATGACAACAGGCTTGGCCGTATTGATACCGTATCGGCCTCTGACGGTACGCAAATTCCTGTGCAGTATGCTGTATTGGATGCGCGGCAGATCACGCCTAGCAACCGTTCTGACGGAAGCCTTGTGGCTGAATACGCAGCACCAGACTTCGAGGGCATCCGTCCTGTCGCTGGTAACGGGCGCGTGGCAGGCATCCAGAAGATGTACAACGAAGGCCCGTACGGCGCTTACGTAGATGCGCTGATGAATGATCCTGCGCACGGCATTAGCTCAGACGCTATCTCCCAGATTGAGCAGCCAGTGCTGGTGCGGATTATGCCCAAGTCATCACTTACCCCTGATATTGCTGACAAGAGCAACGTCGGCGGTCAGCTTGGCATGTCACCAACAGAGCAGGCAAAGATTGACATGGGCAGGTTTGACTTGCAGGGCATTCAGTTCCTTGCAGATGGCAGCCCGTCGCTTAACTCTGTGCGGCAGTTTGTTGCCGCTATGCCAAAAGAAGAACAGGCCAACTTGATCAACAAGCAGGGGCAGCCCACGCCGCTGGCAAAAATGCGTCTGGCTAATGCGTTGTTTGCTAGGGCATACGCGAATGATGCGCTGATTGATCTGTATGCAGAGACCACTGATCCAGAAGCAAAGCAGATCCTGAACGGGATGTCGATTGCTGCACCAGCCATGTCAAACCTTGAGGGCGCTGGCAACTATGACATCCGGCAATACGTTGCCAAGGCTGCCGAGCTGGCAGTCAACGCACGTCGCGCAGGCACAGACTTAGCGACGTATGTGGATCAGGGTGACATCGAGATGGACCCGCTGACCCGCGAAGTGGTCAGCATGTTTTCCGTTAACAAAAACGCACCACGCAGGATCGGTGATTCTCTTAGCACGTTGGCAGCAGAAGCACGGAAAGCAGCAGAACAGGCAACAGCAGAGCCGGATATGTTTGGTAATGTTGCCGTTAGTCGTCCACTAGAAGATGTGTTTGCCGTCCTGCGATCAGAGCCAACTACTAAAGCTCCTATTGCAGAAGAAGAAAAGTCAAAAGAATTAAAAGGCACTGCCGCCGAAAAAGAACGGTTTGTTATCAACAAAGACCCTGAGCACGAGCGCATAGAGAAAGAGCTGACCGGCAAGTCCATGTTGCAGGTAGCGCAGTGGGCTGTTGATAACGCACCCAACCAGTTTGCCAAGGCTATTGCGCAGAAGGTGTCGAACCGCTTGAACGGCATGGCCAAGCGCGGCATCAAGATGGAGTTTGATGTTGCATCTGGGCAGCAGCGTCCGGTAAAGATGTACAACGCTCGCGGCTTGGTTGAGTTTGACTTTGGCCGTCCGGGTGAGGGCAAGCAGCCGGCATTCAAGATGACCATCAACGGCGCTGCTGTCATGGACAATCAGGGCGGCTATCCTCCGGGTGCGCGATATATCACGGTCTTGCACGAGCTGTTGCACGTAGCTACTGTCGGCCAGATCAATGTCTTGAAGGGCAGCGATCCGCTGGTCAAGGATCTGCGCGACCTGTTCAACAAGGTGGTAACGCATTTCAACAATGAGGTGCGCGCCGGCCGTCTTACTCCGATCATGGAGAAGATGTACGCCCAAGAAATCAACGCGCTGTCTAGCCCGGACGAGCTACTGGCGTGGGGTATCGCTGACAAGGAGATGCAGGAGTTCCTAAGCGAGATCAAGGTTGGTGATCAGACCATCATGGACAAGCTTGTGGAGTTGATCCGCAAGATCCTGAACGTTACCAAGCCGTACCTGACGGCCCTAGACCAGCTAGTCAAGACCACAGAGTCTATCTTGGATGAGGATGTGGACGTAGTTGGCGACAAGATCATAGCCAAGCAGTACAGCTTTGGCGTCAAGCCAGGAATGGGCGAGGCCGTACAAGGTAGCCTGTTCGAGCAAGCCGGTAAGCCTAGCCGTATTGAGCGAGCCAAGCAAGCGGCCAAGGCTGCTATCCAGCCGCGCAAGCTGCCAAAGAGCCAGTTCGAGGGTGTGTCTGACGAGTACTACGATGCGCTAAAGCCTATCTTTGCTCCCGAGAAGAAGACTGTCGTGGACAAGATTGACGGTATGCGCGATGACTTCTGGCGCAAGCTGGCGCAGGGTATCGCTGACCAGTACCGCACGATTAAAGACTACAGCGAAGAAGCGTACATGAAAGCCCGCATGTCGAAGACGATCGACGGCGCGCTGGAGGGCATCCTGTTCAACGGTGAGGTCAAGCTGACGGACGGTGCGCTGGATATCGCCAAAGACACCAAAGGCTTGATGAAGGTTCTGGAGCCTGTGGGTGGCGAGGTTGACCGTTACCAGATTTGGGTGGCACTGAACCGTGATGCGCAGCTTGTGCGCCAAGGCAAAGCTCCGTCTGTCAGTAAAGAAGTGGTAGCCCGTCGCAACGAGTTGGCTGCCGGCAAGATCGGCAACAAGTCGCGGTTGGAGGTCTACCAGCAGGTTCAGCAAGACATGAACAAGCTGAACCGCTCTGTCCTCAAGATTGCCTACCAGCAGGGCATCATCGACAAGGAAGCCTACAAGGTCTACGCCAGAGACATCAACTACATCCCGTTCTACAAGGTCATGGATGAGAACGGCGACGTTCAGTCTGCGGCAACGAAGTCAGGGCTGGTCAGTCAGTACTTCTCAAAGGCGCTGAAGGGTGGAGAAAAGCCATTCGGTGATCTGATGGAGAACACCTTGCGCAACTGGAGTCACATCCTGTCTGCGTCGATGAAGAACGAGGCTGCCAATGCCACCGTGCGTGCGGCGCTAGACATGGGTGCTGCGTATCCGAACCTGAAGGTTGGATTCATGTGGCGCGATGGCAAGGTTTACAGCACCAAGTCTGGCCAACTGGTCAACGGCGGCAAGCTCAAGCCAGAGTTCACGACCAGCGGCAAGGGCATGATCAAGACCATGATCGACGGCAAGCCAGCTTACTTTGATGTGGTAGATCCGCTGCTGCTTGAGTCCATCATGTCGATCGGCTACATGGGGCCGAAGTCCAAGTTCTTGGATATGGCGCGAGACTTTAAGAACATGCTTCAGTTTGGCGTTACTCTTGCCCCTGGATTTAAAGTGCGCAACCTTATCAGGGATTCCGGTCAGGCTGCTGCTGTATCCGGCCTAAGCCTGAACTTGCCGGGTAATGTGTTGACTGGTCTTCGCGCTACCGACAAGAACAATCCTGAATATATTTCGGCGCTGGCTGGCGGTGCCGTCTTTAACTTTGGCACTGCGTACGAGGGCGATCAGTCCAAGATGGTGAAGCGGCTAATCAAACAGGGCGTAAACCCAGACAATATCCTGGACACGAAAGAAAAAATAAAAAAAGGTCTATCGTTGGCTTGGGATAAATACCAAGAATGGGGAAATAAATCTGAAGCGGCCAACCGTATGGCGTTGTACATGCAGCTTAAGAAAAAAGGTTACAGCCACCTTGAGGCATCATTCCATGCCCGCGATCTTCTTGATTTTTCAATGCAAGGTGCATGGCCAGCTTTCCGTCTAGTTACGCAGGTCGTGCCGTTCTTAAACGCCCGCGTGCAGGGTCTGTATAAGCTTGGCCGCGACGGCATTATCCCAACCAGTCGAGTTATCTATAACAGCGTCACTGGCAAACCTATTGAAGCCACAGATAAACAACGCGCCCAACAGTTTTCGGTTGTCACTGGAGCTGTAGTCTTGGCATCGATGATGCTGTATATGGCGTTTAAAGACGATGAGGAGTTCAAAAAACGTGAGCAGTGGGATCGGGATAACTTCTGGTGGTTCAAGCTGCCAGGCATGGATTCAGCACTTCGCATACCTAAACCGTTTGAGATAGGTGCATTCGGCACATTAGCAGAACGCCTTATGGAACAGATGATTGATAAAGGCGCAGAGGGTAAAGTGTTTGAGCAGAGCATGAAGCGTATGCTGACTGATACCTTTGCCATCAACCCTATCCCGCAGATGATCAAACCGCTGGTGGATCTGTACGCCAACAAGGACAGCTTTACTGGCGCGCCGATTGAGACTGCCGGCATGGAGCGCCTGTCCAAAGAACAGCGTATCGCAGAAAGAACTAGTCCGTTGGCCATCGCTCTGTCCAAAACATCAAATGTCTTCTTGCCTGAAAGCACCGAGGTCTCCCCTGTGCAGGTTGACTATGCCATCAAAGCGTATCTTGGTTGGTTGGGCGGCACCATTTCTTGGTCGTCGCATTACGCTGTGCAACCGTTTTCCAAGTCTGCATACCCGGATAACAACTGGAAAGAAACTTTTTCTATGGGGTTCATCAAGTCCCTGCCGGCCACGCAGTCCAAGTACGTCACGGCGTTCTACGAGAACAACAAGGAGATCAGCCAGGCTTATGCTGACATGCGCCACTTCGCCCAGCTAGGTCAGGCAGATAAGGTGCAAGAGATCCTAAAGGAGAAGGGCGACAAGATTGCCATGGCCAAGTTCTACGACAATGCGTCCAAGGATATGGCCAAGGTACGGCAGGCGATCCAGGCTATCCGCAACGATGAGCAGATGTCTGGTGCTCAGAAGAAGGAAGAGATTGACCGGCTGAAGGTGTTGATCGGTGAGATTGCCCGCCAGATGGAGGAGGCTAGGCTGATGGTCAAGAAGAGTTATGCCGCTCAATAGTCATGGCCATGAGATCCCACTCTGTGAGCTTGTAGCGTGTATAAAACCCTCTGCTTCCTAACCCATGGTAGCCTGACTTTCCAACGTGATGTTCAGGGCAGAGGGGTATCACCAGCCAGTCCGAAGCCTTCTGCGCCCCGCCTGCTGCGTCCCGAGGATGGTGGAGAACGGCAGGCGTGTAGCCGAGATCAAGGTGATGACACATCACGCAACCGATCTGCGCTACTTCGTTCATGTACTCCTTAAGGCTCTTCACTGTTGCCCCTTGCGCGGATCATGTGCGATGCAAGCCAATAATCATCCTCCTCAAGCGCTTTTGCGCAAGCTTCTCTCTCAATTGCAATGATCTTTTCTACTATTTTTTTACGTTGCAAATCTTCAATTTCATATTGATATCTATCGTGGTAATCCACTAGCTCCGCATGCGCTTCTGCGATTGATTTCTTCCAAATTAAATCTATCTCATCTTTAGTCATCCCTGCCCCCTTGCGCGAATTTCTGCTGCAATCTCCGCCATCTCTGGCTCGCTTGATGGGCCGTCGTGCCATCGGTCAACAATCTTCGCGCATTCTTCGCGCTCTGCTGCAAGCATTCGGCCAAGATCGTCAGAATTGACGATAAACACACCCTCAGATAATGTCTCTGGAAGCCCTTGCTCCCGCGCCATGCGGATAATGTCATCCCTGTTCATCTTCGCTCCTATATTTTTTCGGTAATCGGTAGTGCTTCTCCCATGTCTCCTGCGGTATCTCGATGGACATCATCTTGAAGTCGCACTCCTTGCAGACGCGCTGACGCTGCACGAAGTCAAACGTGTTGGATATGTCCCGATACCTTCTGGTGTCAGTGACTAGGGTCTTCTTGTCGCAGGATGGGCACCACATTATTTTAAGATCTTGTCGGTTGCGAGAAAGATAGTTTCCAGCGATGTCAGTGTAGGCCGGTATCCCAGCGCGTACGCCGCTGTGTTCACAGAGTAATACTTCTCCTTAACGCCGGTTGATGGCAACCCTACTTGATGTCCGACAGTCTCATACTCCAGCCCGTACCTGTGCGCCATCTTTTCCAGTAGGGTGTCCTTGCTGACTGGCTGTCGGCTGTAGCAGTCGATGGCAGTGTTGATGTTGTCCGTGGTCAGCAGCACGTTGATCATCTGGTAGAAGTCCAGCGGGCCGATGTAGTCACGCATGATGGGTGTGCGGTCAGCCTTGAAGATAGTCTTCTCCTGTATTGCCCGGATAATATCTGTGATCATGAACCGGTGCTTTAGGCTCATGGTGTGGCTGAAGTAGTTGAACAAACGCAGGTCGATGATGTTCCTGCCGCTCATGCGGTGCCGCACCTCCGCCATCGCCTTGGCCAGACCGTAGTAGTTCTCTGGCTGGATGTTATTGATAGGGAAGACAGCGTGTTTCTGGGTATCTGCGGGCGTTTGGAAGTTGTCACCGAAAGCAGCACCGCTGGACAAGAAGATATACAGGCAGTTCCTGTTCTCCTCCAGATACTCCATTGCCATGCGGTCAAAGGTCTCGGTGATGTTGAAGATGTTGGCACCCATCTTCTTCACACGCTCAGGGTTGCCTGCGCCTACGAAGTTAATGATGGCATCTACGCCCCTGACTGCCGGGAAGTCGAAGTACGTTCGGCTGTGGTAATTGTTCAGGTTATGTTCAACCATCCACCTGCCCATGGCTGTAGCCTCGCGGGAGAATAGTTCCAGCTCGTGCTCGTCGCTGAAGGACAGGATCAGGTCTTTGGCGATCTGGCTGGTAGCTCCAAGGATGGCGATCTTCATGCCTGCACCACCATTTCTGCGGCCAGCTCTTCGTCAGATAGGAACGGAGCCATGTTGTGCAGTGGCATTTGCTTGCCATCCTTTAGCCCTTGTGATGGGAAAAGCTGCTGGTTTTGTGTGCACTGGACATTAATCAATACTGGTTTTTCCATGCACAGTATTTCTTTAAAGAATTTGAACTGTGCAACTGTGTGCACATACCTGCTGGATATGCCAAATGTTGATGCTAGTTGCTCAAAGTCAGGGAACCACAATCCTGTTTCTTTATTCACGCCATACACCCTGCCGTTGTAAAACTTGGATTGAGTGTTCTTGATGCTGAGATAGCCTTTGTTGTTCAGAACTATGATCTTGATTGGCAGGTTGTGATTGAGGATTACCGCCAACTCCTGCACATTAGACATGAAGCTTCCATCTCCAACGATGCAGATAACATTCTTTGCCCCCGCCATGGCCACGCCGATGGAGGCGGGCAGCGCCCAGCCCATGTCGCCCTGCGATTGACTCATGACAATTCGCTGCTGTGCCCGGATGCGCGCAGCCTGCGGGAGCGTGTAGTAAGCGGTGCCTGCATCTGCCATCAACACAGCATCGTCTGGCGCGTGGCGGAAAATAGCGTCCAGTACGGCGTAGATGTTCAAGCCATGCGTGTCATCCAGATACTCCGGCTGCATGACAGGCCATTTATGTTTCCAATGCTGGCACTTGTTTATCCATTGTTGTCTGGTCATAGCATGGCTCCGAAGAATTGTTCTAACGGTATGTTGATCTTGTGGTCTACCGGCACGATGTCCTTGGCCAGCTCGTTGGCATCTATGTCCACGTAGATCTTGCGGCTCTTAGGGCTGAACTGCTTGGGGTCGTAGCCAATCACGCCAGCGTTCATGGAAGATCCAAGAATCAGCAGGAGGTCAGCGTTCTGCATGGCAAAGTTTCCAAACCTAGTGCCACGCGAGCCTACGGTTCCCATGTTTAGCGGGTGGTCGTACGGCAGGTAATCTTGTGCGCCATAGCTGGTGACAAATGGGATCTCGTACTTGGTGACAAACTGGACAAACTGCTCCACGCAGCCAGACTGCCGGATACCCATGCCTGCCAAGATGATTGGGCGGTTGGCATTCTTCATGTCGTGCCAGATGGTCATAGGGTTGAAGTCATACTCAAGTTCGGCATTTGTTGGTATGTGGCAATAATGAACAGGGATCTCCGGCATCTCTGCCTGCTGGATATCTATGGGAATGTCTATCCATACAGGCCCCGGCCTCCCTAATGTTGCGTGATGTACTGCGGCTTCCAGCGCGATACTGACAAAATTAACATCGGAAACGAAAATTGATAGCTTGGTCATCGACCTCACGGTTGTGGTGATGTCGTGTTCTTGCAATCCGTAGTGACGCAGCGACAAGTTTTTTTCTTTGTTGATATGCGCCGTGCATGTGTCCTTGCGCACGTTGCCTGACAGGAACAGCACCGGCACTCCGTCCTGCCAAGCGTTCAGCACACTGGTAGCGCAGTTTGTTCCCCCGCACCCGGTGGTAGGGTTGACCACGGCCAGCTTGCCTGTGTACTTAGCCTCGCCTATGGCTGCGTGGCCAGCGCCCTGCTCGTGGTGGTAACAGATGTACTCTATGCCGCCGTGCTTGATGAAGCCGTCGTTTAACCCTGCCGCTCCGCCACCCATCAGCCCATGCACCCGGCGCACGCCTATGCTGTGCAGGTACTCTGCAATCCAGTCGGCTACTCTCATATCACTCTCCAAAATTATCGTGCGTTGAATGCTATAACTGTTTTTCTGCCAGACTGGTTTGGTTTTGATTCATGCTCAAACGCTCCAGGGAATGAAAGTATTTGACCTTCTTTTACAGGAACAGAAAACTCTTTTCCAAACAAATGAAATGTTGTCAAAGAACTTCCGGTCGGTAATTCAACATAGTAAATACAAGAAAAACATGAATGATGTCTATGTGGCCCATGATAGTCTCCAATTTCATATTGCTGAAACCAATAATTATCTAAACTAAGATTTGGCGGATTGTGATATTTAATGACTTCTGATAATTTATTTAAATATTTTTCAAATATGTTTCCAACAACATCCATGTATGGGCGATGAATATCGCTTGCTATAAGCCAATCTGTTTTTGAAATCAATTCACAGTCTGTTTTTATGTCTGTATTTGGGCAAACATTTATTTGTTCTAAAACTTTTTCTTTTATTTCTAAATGATTAGGAACGGAATCTACAAACATAGGGAACTTGTGCTCCAAAATTTCTATCATCGGTACTCCTTCATGAACTTGTCGATGGTGTCGCACACGTAGTCCAGCATGGGCTGTGTCAGCGATGGCTGTACGCCCAGCCAGAAGGTGTTGTGCATTACATAGTCTGTCTGCTCTAGGCTGCCGTGCACGCGGTAGTTCTGACCCTTCAGGAACGGCTGCTTGGTAGCGTTACCAGCAAACAGCAGGCGGGTGCCGATGTTGTGGCTGTTCAGGTACAGGATCAACTCCTGCCGCTTGAACTTGACGTCCGGGGCGAGCGTGATCGGGAACCCGAACCAGCTAGGGTGTGCGTCTGGGTAGACCGTCGGCAGCCACAGCTCCTCGTAGTTCGACAGTCGGTTAGCCAGATAGGAGTAGTTGCTGCGGCGCATGGAGATGAAGTAGTCCAGCTTCTCCAACTGAGCCACGCCACACGCGGCCTGCATCTCCGTGATCTTCAGGTTGTAGCCCACATGCGTGAACACGTACTTGTGGTCATAGCCGTAGGGCAGCCCCTCGAACTCTTGGCAGTACCGCTGCTTGCAGGTATTGTCCTTGCCAGGCTCGCACCAGCAGTCCCTGCCCCAGTCGCGGAAGGATTCCACCAGCCGGGTGAGCTTGGTGTTGTTGATGATCACTGCCCCGCCTTCGCCCATCGTGATGTGATGCGCAGGGAAGAAGGACAGGGTAGCCAAGTCTCCGAAGGTGCCGACGTTCTGGTTGCGCCATCGTGCGCCCAGTGCGTCACAGCAGTCCTCGATCAGCCACAGGTTGTGCTTCTTGGCCAAGGCTGCGATCTCTTCCAGATTGAACGGGTTGCCCATGGTGTGGGCTATGAAGATCGCCTTGGTCTTCTCTGTGATGGCCGACTCCAGATCCTTGGTGTCGATGTTCAAGGTCGTGTTGATGTCCAAGAACACTGGCACGGCACCGGCTTGGATGATGGGGTTGATCGTCGTGGGGAACCCGCAGGCCACGCTGATCACCTCATCGCCCTTCTTGATGGCCCTCTCCCCCAGCTTGGGGGAGGTCAGTGCCATGAAGGCTACAAGGTTGGCAGAGCTGCCACTGTTGACAGTCCTGACAGCTTTGCTGCCGATCCAGCGGGTGAGCGTGTCCTCGAACTCGCGGTTGAAGGTACTGGCGGTCAGCCAGCCCTTGTCCACGGCCTTGTGCATCAGCTCCTTCTCCCGCTCTCCGATCACCTGACCGGAGGCTGGGATGAAGGTGTCACCGGGTGTGAAGGCTAGGGTCATACTTCCTCGGCTTTGGGTTGGGGTAGCTGCGGTTTCTCTGTCAGGATGCCGTCGAACTTGTGGGTACCGATATGGGCTAGTTGTGCCCACGGTGCCGCCCAGACTGTGCCCTCGCACTTGTCACGCCAGACCTTGCAGAAGTGGTAGTCCTCAGACAGCAGGCGCTCTCCCAGCGGCTCGATGCTGGTGGCGAAGAACTCATGGATGCGCTCGTTACCGATAGCGCCGCTCAAGTCATGGGTATCGTTGATGTAGCTGGGCACATGGTCCTTGAGCTGCTCGAAGACCTCGCGCTTGATCAGCATGAAGCCGGTACCGCCATTCCAGATTTCCACGGGCTGGCCAATCTCCACGCGCTGCTCGCCGGCATACTCCTTCAGGTTGACCACGAAGGATCCGCTGTACTTGCGCAGCTCATGCGGGGGCACGCCTGCTAGGGCGGCTGCGTGGATCTGTGACCAGTTGATTTCCTTCTTGGGGTAGATACCGCAGATGATCGGCTTGTCTGCCAGCAGCATTGGGAGAACGTCCTGCGGGTTGAAGTGGATGTCTGCGTCGATGAACATCAGGTGGGTGAAGTCTGTCTTCAGAAACCCGTGGACCAAGGCGTTACGCGCCCGCTGGATCAGCGACTCGTTGAACAGGAAGCTGGCAGCCATGTCCACCTTGTTGTCTCGCAGGATGTTCTGTAGCTGCATCAGGGACTGCGTGTAGTAACCGGCGCAAAGCCCACCATACATCGGGGTAGCTACAAAAAGTTTTGCCATGTGAATCTCCTCAAAAAGTAAAGACTTGGCGCTTGGTCCAAGGGAAGTCAGTAAATCTGCTGCTCATAAAGTTGTTGTTATCCATGAACATCTGCGGCGTCATGCCACCAGTCCCATCGTGGGACAAGCGGTAGTTCGTGCTGTGCTTGCCGGTGGTGCCGCACCTGATCCTGTTGCGCATCAGCTCTGCTTGGAAGTTGCGGTCTGACACAATGGGCACGTACCAGGCGTAGCCATACCTGCGGGCAACGTCCGTGCGTACGGCATAGCAGGAGTTGTCCACGAGGTAGTGACCAGCGGCGTTGGGCTGGCAGCCGAGCGACTCGCAGTTGTCGTCACAGATCCAGTTGCCCTCGTTGTCCACGATCTTGCGCAGGCTGTACGCCCAGCCGAGGTCGTTCTGTTCTATCAGGCTGGCCAGTGACTCGATGTGGTCAGGCTCGAACCAGTTATCGTCATCGAGGTAGAAGATGATGTCTTCGTCGATCACGTAAGGAGCCAGAGCATAAACAGGAGCCATGCCGTAACCACCCCCACCGTTAGCCCGAGGTAGGTGAACGGCGACCGTATCATCCGATAGATGAGGGATGGTCTTGTCGGAATAGTCTGCACCATGGATGAATACGTAATGCGTAGCCTGCCTAGTTTGATCCTGAACACTTTTGATTGCCCTCTTTATGGTTGGTCTGCCTTGTGTGCTGGTGACTACTGCTATCCTCATCGATGCTCCTCTATCAGCCGGTAAAGCTGTTTCACTTCCTCATCGTTGTCAAACTGGTTGGCCTTGTCTGACCGGATGAAACTGTCTATCGCCTCCAGGTATCCGCAGTACGTCGTGTAATCCATCTCCCGCAGGAAGTTGTACAACTCCTTGTACGACTTGAACTCCCGCATGTCGATGTAGCACTCGGGCGGGATGTGGTTGTGAATGTTGGGCGCACCCCAGTACACAGGGACAGTGCCGGCCATAAAGGCGTCGAGGATCTTCTCGCTGATATATCCCACCGCCGTATCCGTGTTCTCGAACGTGATGGCGAACCGGTAGTTGGCGTACGTCGCCAGCTTGTTGCTGGTGGTGCCTTTGTAGAACGGGACATGTCTGATATCCCAGCCGCGTCCGTACAGGTCGAAGTCAAAGATGGCGTTGTCCTTGAACCACTGGATCAGCTCGATGCGCTTTTCGTACAGGCTGCCGGGTATGTTCTTGGCGGTCTGGATCATGACTGCCAGCTTGTTGGTAAAGAAGTCTCCCCGCGAGCACTCGCACGGCAGGCGTTCTTTCCAGTCCACGGTGAAGTTGTGCTTGTCGTATTTCTTCTTGATGGTCAGCCTGTCATCCCATGTCAGCACCCGGCTGAACTGATCGTGGTACGCCTCGTCCCAGTTCTCCGGCAGGATCAGTGGCGGCTCGTACAGGATCAGGACTTTGCTGGCACCTGGTACGTCAGGCTCCACGCGAGGGCGATCCATGTAGATCACGAGGTCCACGATGTGCGGGTCTACCTGATCGAGGGTGTACAGCTCGATGCCGGTGGACTTGCACAGTTTGTACAGGTCATTCCAAGACTGAAGCAGGTTGTGGCCGATGTCGCTGTTCTGGTTCTTGAACAGGTAGCCATCGGTCGTGATGAACTCGTAGTGATTGTGGACTGCTACTCTCATTCCTCTCCTCTCCTGATGGCCGCCGCTATGTCTGGGCTGCCCATCTCCTCACATAATGCTGCGCACCGCTCGCGCTCCTGTGTTGCTACCATCTTTGCAAATCTGCGCATCCAAGCCATGGCTGCCGAGTCAGGGGCATAGATCAGCTCTTCTTCCTCGGCGGCCTGGTTTGCCATCTCGAACAGCTTGCGGCTCATCTAACGAGCCAGTCATACAGCGCTCTCACAACGGTTAGGCCGACGCCGATAGCCGCGTAGAACAGGACAATCCACGCGCCCACTTCCACGGAACTCAGGTACTTCTCGTACACGCTGCCCCAGCGGCTGCTGTACTGAACGGTAGGTATCTCGTCACTCACAGTCTTGTAGAACTGCGGCACGTACGCAGAGCCAATCTTGGGCGGCTCTTCCTTAATGAACTTTCCATCTCTCAGCATGTTTCCTCCTACGTGTTATTCCTACCAGCCCGCATCAGGTCGCCGGCATATACGTGTTGACCGACATGACGTAGCTCGATTGTCGGATCGGCAAAGATTTTACCGCCCTCCTTCTTCCACAGCTCGCAGAAGTGATAATCCTCTGACAACAGCAATCCAAGCTCAGTAATGCTGAGGCCGAAGAACTCGCGGGTAAGCGGTGCAAGAAACTGACCGTTTGCCGGGTTGGTAATCAGGCTGGTGCGGTACGTAGGAACCTTGAAACGCAGTGCCTTGAACACATCCCGGTGGATCAGCATGAACCCTGTGCCGCCGTGCAGGACTTCCACCAAGCCGTTCTCGCCCAGCGGAACCTTGTCTCCATCATCAGCCACGGCGTTCAGGACGTAGCTACAACCGAAGTTCTCGATGTCTTTCTCCCCGCGCAGGGCAGCTTCACGGATTCGATCCCAGAACAGGAACTTCTTGGGGTAGATCCCGCAGACCATTTCCTTCTCGTGCTGGAGCAGCTTGTAGATACCGTCAGTCGGGAACCAGATGTCAGCATCGATGAACATCAGGTAATCGTCCTGAGTCTCATCCAAAAAGTACCGGGCAATCTCGTTACGGGCACGGGTGATCAGGGCTTCTTTGTTCATGAACTGCCAGCGGGTGCGGATACCCTTCTGCTCAAGGAAGGACAGGTTCCGGGCTAGGCTGTCTACGTACTCCATGAACATGGCTCCGCCGTAGGCAGGAGTGCCAATCATGATGGTTGGTTTGCCGTCAATCATGGTTTTACCTCCACCCATTCGCCGGGCTTTACCATCAACTGAGGCAAGGTCACACACTGTATGACCAATGCGTTCTGTTTGATGATCTGCTCGTTCATTTCAAGAACCCGCTTCAGTATGGCAACGTATTCATCCGACGGGAGGATGGCTTTCACGGTTGGATCACTCATCGATTAGCCCCTCCATTTGGTCAATCAGGTGGTCTGCGATCCGCTTGTCATGGACTGCCACCGTGCCGGCCAGCTCATCCTTGTGGACGATATCCATAGCATCCCGCACGCCCTTGCGGTAGCCGCTGGTGAACTGATCTGTGCCTTCCAGGATCATGGTGATGGCATCCCGCACGACCTTGCTGGCCTGCCGGGACTTCGCCTTCTCCTTCAGCGCGGTGTAGGTCTCTTGCGACAGGTACAGGCTGTACGGTACTAATCTGCCCGAGCTTTCCATGACGCGAACTCCTGCTTTAGACCGAGCATCTTCTCGACCGCTTGCTGACTTTTTGCGATGTCCGCTCGGCTTTCCACCTTCAGGTACGTCTTTAACCATGTCGTTGCTTCCTTTTCTGTCTTATCAATAATCTCGCCCGACTCACCCAAGAACTCCCAGAACTTCGGGTCCCGGCACAGCATCCCGCTTACCCGCACCATGTCCTTGGATAACTCTGCCTCCCGGTTCATAGGCCGCTCGTCCTCGGTCAGTCGCACCATCACGGTCATGTACCGGCTGCCAACAAAGTCACGGGCGATGACATCTGGTATCTCGTCCGGGTGTATGCGTAGCGTCAGGATGTAGCCGGAGCTGTCCTGCTTTAGCCCTACCTTGATCGCCTCGAACTGGCTAGTCTCCATCTGTTACCCCAATCAGATCCTTGTATTTCCCGTCTGCGTAGATAAACCTGACGCCGATCAACTTGTCATCCTTGTCGTAGTAACAGCAGAACATGTTGCCATCTACCCACGGCGCTCTTGGGTGCAGAGATGCGCTGGTCTGTGTCTCGGGCACAAGATAGTGAACCGCCAAGGCATAGCTTGGATGTGGGTTCTTCTGATAGTCATATAGTTTTATGTCCGGCATCAGCTAATATCCTCCACTCTCAATACGTACCTACCATTGGCTGCTTTGCGCCAGCCGTGCACAACGATCCGCACGCCAGCCTCCCGCGCCTTCGGCAGCAGGTCGGAGTCCTTGATCTTCTTGATCCTGGCAGATATGTTGTCCCCGCTAGTTGTCTGCACGGCCAGCACCTCATCCCGCTTGATAGCCAAAATATCTGCAAAGCCCCACAGGTCGTGCCTGCGCTTCGTGAAGCTGTTGAACCGCTCGACTACCTCCGGGTGGTAGCCCTGTTCCCGGAGATACTCTAGGCTGCGCTGGGTGGGTGATTTAGTTGCCATTCTAGAAAGGAATATCCTCGTCGTTCACCGGCGAGGGCGCAGGAGCCGGGGCGGTAACGTTTCCATCTGGCTTCTTGTACGTGTTCACCTTGATGCTGAAGTACGTGCCGTACTGGCCATCGTTCTGCCAAGCGTCCAGCTTGATAGGGATATCGTCCTCGTCTGTCTGCTCCATCAGATCCTTCAGGAACTTGCGGTCAAGGACCAGCTCACCGTACAGGTCGGGCGACTTTGGGTGAACCTTGCGCTGGCTGTAGTTCAGGCGGCCAGAGTTGGGAAACTTAGTTGCCATCAAAGCTCTCCTTGTAAGTCTTGAACGTGGCGGTCAGCTCTGCGTAGGCATCGGGTGCGCTTTGCTCGATGATCTTGTAGATGTTGGCGTTCGTGCGCCAGATGTTCATGACATCATCCTTGCTTCCCGCTGTATCCAGTGCCGTAACCGTAAGTTCAACCACCACCGTGAGCCAATCCTCGAAGTTGGTGTCTGGCTCTGTCGAGACCTTGAGCTGCCACTCTTTATCCTGTCCCTCCACCTTCTTAGGAGTCGCAACGGGTGGTTTCGGCGGTGCGGGCGGCGTTGCTTTAGGAGCCGCTTTCGGCGGCGCAGACGCTGTTGCTGCGTTGCCATCATCATCCTCCGGGGCGATAGAGCAGGCAGCCATCAGGCTGTACCTGCGGGCGTAAGACAGGGCGCTCGCAAACCCCTGGGGGTCATGCTTGGCTGCTGGCATGTAAAGGGATCCGCCGGATATCTGCTCGCCAGACTCATGGACAAAGACGGTGGAAACTTTTACACCGTTCTCATGCTCATCGGTTAGCTGCATCAGGTAGATGCCGTTGTTGTTCAGGGCGTCCATGACTGCTTCCACGCAGGCCGAGAGGTCAGCGTACTTGCTCCTGAAGTGTGGGTTGGTGGAGGTCTTAAGCGCAGGTCCAAACTCCTTCTGCGCTTTGACCAGTGCCGAGGCGATTGCTTTCATTATTTCTCCTTCTTCTGTATCCCAGTAGGTTTACGTGGTGTTCCGTCCATCCTGTAGCCGTACGGGGCTTCGGGCGTCCTGGTGTTAGCCATCTTAAGAGCCTTCTTGCTCCACACGCGCTTCTTAGATTTTGATTTCTGTGCTGCTGGTTTTTGTTGTTGACGCACGACCTGTTTTTGCGCCTGCTGTAACTCCACCTTGAGTTTGGAATTAAGCGCGTCCGTTAACAGTTTCATAATTGCGTTGACGAACGCTATCTCAGCGGGAGTCGCGTACGATATGCGGTACATGATCTCCATGGCAACCTTAGAAACAGTTGGTGTTGCAGTTTCCAGCGTAGTCACAGCAGGTGGTGCATGTAATGAAGCGGCCATTCTGCTGGTAGGTATGGGTGGTGCAGGCTGCGTATGCCATGCTGGCGGTCATCATTGCCCAGATTGCGATTGCGTATTTCATAGTTCCTCCTTACGGTAGTTTTTCCACTGATCGCAGAACGATGCAACCTGACAGAAGCTTTCGCATCTCGTCCTGCCGCCCTCTCTGGTCTCAATAAAGTGCGCCCCTTTCTGTTCGGCCAGGAACGCTTCGGCCTGCTGCTTGATCATGAATACTTTCTTCGCCCGCTTGCCGCCCTCTTTCATGACGGCATAGGTCGTTGGCTTCTCCCACATCTCATCGCTTGTGCATTCGGGCATCTGGCCGCTGACGACTGCGAAGTTGGCTTCGTTGTGCAGGTTCAGACGAGTGCGCACGAACTGCTCGCGGGTGTCGTGGTCCCACAGTGGGATATCCAGCACCACGATAGGTGCCTGAGGGTAGCCTTCCTTGTTGGCTGCATCTCTGCGGCTCCAGTCCCGGACGATGCCGACGATCTGTAGGCCGGAGACAGACACTGACTTCGTGGTTTCAATCAGCCATGCGTAGAGATTCAACTGGTCTACCCACTCTGTCTTCTCCTGCTGGACTGCCCAGGCTGACGTGACCTTGTAGTCGCTGATAACTAGCGTGCCGTCGGGCTGGATCTCCTGAAGGTCTATCTGGCCGGAGATACGCCAGCCCTCGAACGTGGTGAACAGCCGCTCCTCGACGATGTGGTTGCTATCTGCGCCGTGCTGAAGGATGTTGTGGCAGGCTGATCCGAACAAAGACCAGACACGGTCTGCTGCATCTTCCTCGATATCCTCGGCGTGCCGGCGGCGTAGCTGTACCAGCTGAGGCGGTGAAAGGATCTCTGTGACGCTGATCTCACTGTCGCCACGGCTGTACGTAGGCCGCTGGATGACGTTGACGAACGTCTGAGGCAGGTTGAATTTGTTGGTTAGTTTCATCTCTCCTCCCTAGATGTAGAAGGTATACTATCCCCAGATGTAGGAAACGTCAACAGATAATTTGCAACAGGAACCATGTGTTGCATTAGCAACTACTTGGAAACATTTCCACATGTACTTGCAGTCTGCGGTGGATGTGGTAGTGTTTTGTCAGGGGAAAGCCTGGCCATCACTCTCCTTCCGTGAATCTCCTCGGCTGGGTGAGTACCCCCTGATTTCTCGCAAGTCTGGCTTTTGAGGCGAGCCAGCGACTTTCCCCGGTCTCCGTGCCGGGGTCTTTTTTTGCAACTGTCTGTTCCTGTATAATTGCAATAGCTAGGCGCTGGTCAGCCGAACGCACCACGGCTACGAGAGAAAGCCGGTGTCCTAGCTCCAAGACGCATGACCATTGCTGGACGCGAGAGCGCAAAGCGGACTAACCCAGAACCGGAAAGCCAAGGAGCACGCGGCCACCTTGGTAGGCAAGACGGGGAAAGTGCAGTGGTCAGCCGTGTTGATGTAACCGAGTGTGGATGCACGGCGCTACGTCGATGACACCCCGGAAAGACGGGGACTTGCATAGATTCTGTTCCTGTCCTATCATTCGGGCTGTCAGAGGTGGCACTCTGTCATGCCTTGTCAGGGCAAATAAGTAACCCCAGTCAGTTTAGGTGGGGCATGTGTAGTTCAGTCGTATGTTCTCTGCACAACAGTAGAGATAAGTCCCTGACAGGATATGACTGAGTTGCCCATGCCAACGGGCCATGCCCCACCTAAGTTGTCTGGGGTTTTTCTTTTGGTGCTCTGACCGCACCTACCGCGATAGTCAGAGAGCCTGCATGGGCTGCCGTAGAGAGAACACTGGCCGAGGTCTCACCCGCCTGCGCGCCACGCCACCTGTCAGTGAGGGATGGCACAAGAGGGAAGGGCCAGTGGTGAGACATACCTTCCATCGAGATAATCGCTGCCTTCTGGGACAGCTAGGCCGCTGGGCACGATCAGCAGGCTGGGCAGGGCAGATACCCCATCGAGTGCTTCGCATAGGTGGTGGGCTATCACCCATGGGGAACCTAAGAGCGGGGATGTGTTGCATAGCTGTTGACGGGAACAATGTATTGACATATCCTAGATGTAGAGGTACAGTGGAATCTAGATATAGGAGGGGGTATGGACTACGAACCACCAATGTGGGCAGAGGCAAGGGCAAACCGGAATATTTATGTGACCGAGGATCTGGCAAGGGCGGCAGAGCTGGAGGCATTGCGTGTTCATGAGCGCGAGCGGGCGGCCATGATTTGCCACGCTTGCAGGGATTTACCGCCGGAGGAGATTGCGGAAAGAATTTTGGGTAGGAACTAATCGGCTGGGCGAGCTTAGGCGAGCAGAGGTAAGGCCGGGTAGGGTGTGGTGTGGTTTTTTTAACTTAGGAGAGTGATCATGGATATGAAGGTCAAGGAAACATCAGTAGTTATTTCAGCGCCCAAGTTCAACACCGTGGAGGTGCTGCTGCGCGGCACTGCGCCGTTGGTGGTGGCACGGTTTTCCAAGAAGGCAGAGCTGATGGCCAAGATGGCTGAAGGCAGCAGCGCCAAGAGCAAGAAAGAGCGCATCGCTCGTGACTATGACAAAGAGGCAGAGGCTGCTCGCTACCGCGCACCAGAGGGCTGGGAAGGTGTCAATGCCGCGGCCTTCCGTGCTGGCATGATCAGCGCCTGCCGACTGGTGGGATTCAAGATGACGCTGGCCAAGCTGTCAGTTTTCATCGAAGCCGATGGTTTTGATCTCCAGGATGGCATCCCGCTTGTGCGCGTGTACGGCAAGTCAGAGACCTTCACGGCACACACCCGCAACGCAACTGGCGTGGTGGATGTACGCAGCCGCCCGATGTACCGGGACTGGGCTATCAAGCTGCGCGTTCGGTTTGATGCTGACCAGTTCAACGCACAGGATGTGTACAACCTGATCGCCCGTGTCGGTGGCCAGGTCGGTCTGTGCGAGGGCCGTCCCGATTCCAAGTCCAGCGCAGGCTGCGGCTTCGGTACGTTCGAGGTTGTTCCTAACGACGAACAGAAGGAAGTGTTCAAGAAGTTCGGCATCAAGTAACCAGGCAGGTATCGTCCGGCTGGGCGGCGCACGGCGCCGTTCGGCACGGTGTGGCATGGCAGGTCCGTCTGGGCAGCGCTGGGCCAGGCTTGATTGGGTGTGTTTTGGTACGGCAGGTTTGGCGCGGACCGGCGTGTTCTGGCCGCATCCGGCCCGGCTGGGCAAGGTATGGCAGGTAAGGCACGGATCGTTCAGCACCGGTTGCGTACGGTCTGGTGAGGCAGGTCGGGAGGGGCTTGGTAGGCTCGGGAAGGGTCTGGTGAGGCAGGTATGGTGTGGACTCGTGTGCATCGGTTCGATGGGGCTGGGCAGCGCAGGTCAGCTCAGGCGAGGTTTGTCGGAGTATGGTGCGGAGCGGCAGGTATGTTTGGGCCTGGTGTGCTTCGGTGCGGAGGGTTGGGCAGGTGAGGCGTGTTGGGGCTTGGTAACGCAAGGTAAGGTGTCGCAGGAGTGGTTTGGAATCGTGGGTGTGGACAGGTAACGCAGGTAACTTTTAAGGAGAGATCATGGAGATTCAAAAGGCAGAGCAGTACGCAGCGGAGCGGGCGATATTGGAAAAGCTGGCCAAGCAGAATGATGGATTGCTGCTGGTCGATGCAGTGCTGGAGGAGGCAAAGGATCCCAGGTCAGTCCTGCACAAACATTTCCAGTGGGATGATGACAAGGCCGCAGAAGCCTATCGCAAGCATCAGGCACGGCAACTGATCCAGAAGTGCACAGTCACGGTAGAGAAAGCCCCTGACGTAGCTATCCGCGCGTTCGTCAGCCTGTCCACAGATCAGTACGAGGGCGGCGGGTATCGCATGACGGCAACAGTCCTGTCAGATGACAACCTCAAAGCCCAGCTCCTGCACGACATGCAACTAGCCATCGTCAAGTGGAAGAAGCAAGTCAACTTACTGGACACAGAGACAGAGGAAGTGCTCAACAGACTGGAAGACATTGTGACTAGGAATGTCAGCGACCGCAGGAAGAAACATGATCAGCAGGTGGCGTAATGATCCAGTTCAACAGATACAGATTGCCCGACGAGACCGATGACTTCCACATCCGGTTCATCGCGTTAGTCAACAGCATCATCCATGAGCTGCCGGGCGACATGAAGGGCAGCATGGACAAGCTGCGTGAGCTGTCACACAGATACCCGCTGAACGACCGGCTGCCAGCGGTGGCGGCCAGGCTATTCTTCTGGGGCAAGGTGGCATGGGATGACATCAAGGACATCCTGCCGGCAGAACTACCGGCCACGTTCTTTTACAAGCAGGAGATCGTCGGCTGCTTGGGATACGAGCGGGCATGGCGCAGGTACGGGATAGGTGAAGACCAGTGGAATCTTTACCAAGGCATGGATACCTACCTACCCCACGGTCATCAACCCAGCAGCGTGGTCTGTTACCAGCCGCGCAGCAGCGGGTTCTTCTCTGTCATCGAGAACATCATCGCCGCTGACATTGCCGCCAGCATCGAGGGCTACGAGATGATCATCGACTTGTCCGGCAACTGGTGGGGATATGACGAGCCGTTCGAGGACATCTTCGGCGACCTGTTCCAGTACACCAAGGACGGCGTGCTGCCCAAGATGAACTTCGATGCCATGCGCAAGATCTGGATGACGCCGACAGACACCACGGCAGCCTTGTTGTCCACCATGAAAGCCAACTGGTACAACCATATCTACCAGTCGATCGCAGCCTACGCGCCCGAGGTCAAGGGCATAGATAACTGCGGCGTGGTGTTTGTACGCGGCGGTGACAAGCTACAGACAGAGACCATCATGTCGCCTACCGGCCTGATCAGGCGGGACGTAAAGATGATGGAGCGGCTATGCCAGCAGAGATATGTACTGTCCGATGACAAGGACGTAGGTGAGCGTATCGCAGGGCTGGATGGGTACTTGATCGACCGCAGCCATCAGGTTGAGGGCGGGTATCATCATCAGCCCGGCCGCAAGACCAGTTGCATGAACATCCTCGGCAACTATTTGGCCATGGTCGAGGCCAAGATTAACTTCTCTTGCCCGTCAGCCAACCTTGTCAACGCGGCACAGTGGACGCGCAACGATGACGAGAACTACAGCCAAGCCAACCCTGTCTATAGGTATCTGCTGATATGAGCTTCATTATCCATACCAAATCTTTCCTGCTGGGCATGGTGTTCGCGTGGGTCGCCAGCTATGCGTTAGCAGCTTTGTATGAACTGATAACGGGGAACGACAAATGAGCAAATGGATTGTTCACACAAAAGGCGGGTACACAACAGATTATTTTGAGATTTGCGTATTGCTGTCAGACAACAAACACGGCAAACAATCTTACGGTTGGTACGGCGAAGACAAAATCTATATCAGTGATTCTGGTGGTCCATGTCATCACAAGATTGCAAGCAAGATGATATGGGATGGGTTAGTTGAGTTGGCGCACAAAGTGGCAGATAAGATGAATGAGGAAACCAAACTTAGGGGAAAGAATGGAAACCTTTGAGCTACTTACATTTGTCGGTGGCCTACTCATCGGCATGGGTACGTTGTTATTTATCTTCGCGGCAGCAGTCGCATA